TATCCTTATAGTCCACTTGCTGAACGTCAAAGGCTCTCATTTCAGATATCATTACAAGTTTGTTAAAAACTGGCTGAAGATCTGATCCGGCATGTTCATTTACTGCTATAAAATCATCTCTATATTTCTTAGTTCTAGCAATAAATTGATAAGTATCACTTAAATTGTGCTTATCTTCTTGACTGGGAGTTCCATTGAATATATTCAATAGGCTCTCAGTCTTTCTCTTTTTCTTCTCTAGATAATTGTCAAACTCTTCCTGTGTAATTTCTTTAGTATTGAGTTTGTAGAACAATTCAGCTCTATTTTTCCATGGATTTTCTACAAGTCTTTGTCTACCGAGTATTTGTGGTAGATCAAGAGTAATATCTACAGAAAGGCAATCTACGTTAGCATCTGAGAATATGAAGGAACGAGCATTAGTAGAATAAAAGTCCGCCCCTAAGTAAACGGTTCTTGTACAAAGAGTGAACATTTTGTGAACTTCTCCTTCTTTCGGAACTTTACCTATACAGACAGTTTTTGTTCCCACTTTACTATCTACTGCTCTAAAAGCACTTCTAACTTTCTTTTTATTTTCATCCGTTCCTGAGCAGAGTACATTAGTCTCTTCGAGCTTAAGATTACACTTTCGGATAATATCACAGAGGTTTTTGACAGAGTTGATATAAAACACTGCCTCCTTACTATACACCTCCTCAAAACTACCATCCTCTTTTTGTCGTGTGAGTTTTTCAAATCTCCCCTCTCGATAAGAGTTAACTATAGTTTCAACTTCACTAGTAATACTTTTTTCTTTCGATATCAGCTTGGTTTTCAGATAAGGCTTAACTACTCTCCCTGGAGTTTCACTAGCCCAATCAAGTTCATAATAAGGAAGATCTTTATATTCATCCAATTGTTCCAGGTATGTATCAATCATAGGAGTCGCAGAGAGATATACTATATTGTTAAGGCCCTTCAGATTGTACATAAACTCATTTTCTGTGTCAGACTTGAATCGTGAATCACAGAAAATACTCTGAAATTCATCCACAATAATCTTATAATTCCTTATATTTTCTCCAAGGGTTTCTTTAATTCTCCTGAAGGAATCATAAGTTATCATAAACTTTGGAGGTTTCCTTAATTCAAATGTACACTTGAATATATGATCTTCTATTTTTTGTTTAAAGTGTTTAGTATATTCCTCTGCTTTTTTCTTTCTCTCTTCTTCCCATAATATTCCTTTATCTACATCTTTCACTTTTTGGTCCTTTGATATATCCTTATCATAGTCATCAAAGGAATCGAACTCGTTCTTCAAATACAATAAGTTCTCTTGATCACTATGTTGCTCCTCTTTATTTTCAAGGAGAACTAATCTAGGACTACAAAGAATCACCGGATAACTATTTGAAAGCCAATACTCTGTATAACCACATCCAGTGATCGTTTTATTCATGATGTAAGATTGATCATTCGGGACAAGATCTCTTAACCTCTTACCCTCTTCTAATTTATCCCAATCACTAATATATCTAATTTCTTTTGGGACTTTAATTGTATGTTTTTCCATATATGTAATAGTTTTAGTTGTTTTAATTTCTGCTTAATGCAGATTCCAGTTTTAACAAAGGAGCCTCCTCCTTAGAAAACTCCTATTATTACATATATAAGGGTTTGAGAAAAAATGAGGGTAAAAAAGTGGTCATTAAGGTTTAGTTAAGTGGAAAATTAAAGAAAAAAACCACTAAAATCCCTTAAGATAGATACTTTAAGTGGTCATAAAAAATTGAGGGTACAATTTTCTAATGTAAAATCACCCAAGGAACTCTATATAAGGGAAAAAATTGCATATCTATTTAAGCCATCCCTCGCTTCGCTCGGTCGGTAAATTATAATAAACTTATAACCGAAATAGGCGAGGCCTATTTCCTCCAGTTAACCACTGGAGCAACTCAAGAGGGTCCCACTGAAACCGACGTAGGAGGTTTTATGGGCTTGAGTTGTGTAGGTGGATTAATGGGGGAAGCTCCTGTGTTAGCGGATTTAGGTCCGTAGTTGTAATCGAATACCACGCCTTAAAGCGCTACGGACGATATGAAAAAACATATAATTAAAGTTCCCGACCGATATCACATCGACCGAGATTGTGATTAGGTCATTAGAGGTTATCCCAATTTCTTGAGAAATGCTCGAACGCCATACTAAGTTGGACATCAGATCTATCAGTTCCATCTGCGTCTACTCCGTTTTCCAGGTTTTAATAATAAATTTTGTTTATTACTTAGACTATATCTTTTTCTTCTGTACATAGTCGTTGAGCCCATAAAAGGGTTGCTGATTAAGTTTTTCCTTTTCCAGCAGTTCTCAGATTTCTTAATATTTTTTTTATATTAAGGACAAATTATTTATCGAGCGGAGCGTCCATTATCACGCAGTTATAGAAGTGGATAGTACGGACATCAAGACGAGAGGAGTTAGTGAGATAGAGTTCGCAATCCGTAACCAAGTCATCTTTACGGAAGCTATATTTAGTATCTCTATCAGCAATTTTTTGTTTCCAGTCATCCACGAAGTAGGAGATAGCCTGATCTTCTCTATCCACGAAACTGAGGGTGAGCTGACCGGAAGTATTCTGACCTGTTTGTTGTCTAATTACGAAATTTCCTCTCATTCTTTTTTCGAAGCCAGACACAGAACTATCTATACCGACCTGAACGCTATTAAGTCTTGCGTTAATAATAGTGTCGCCGGGGTAATAAACAATTCTAGGGCCGTTATTCAGGAACTTAAATTCCCACATATCACCTCTTAGAAATTCTTTATTATCATCTCTATAGGTGGATGTGTAGTCAATAAAGTGCATACGTCCATTACTTTGACGGACTAATTCTGTTACTGTTGCCATTATTCACTGTAATTAATTGTTATATCGAGACCTATGTTATTGTTTATTAGGTCTTTTATTCCTGTTTCTATTCTCATCACCAGTTTATTTTGGGTATATGAGATAGAGAAATCGGTTATATTTATGTAATCTATTATAGAAAAGCTTTGTTGGATATTGTTTAGTATAGTTTCCAAGGTTTTTCTAATTTCAACTTCACTTCTTTTTGCCAAGTAACTCCATCTTTGTTTTTTCAATTCTCTGGTTACTTTACTTATAGCGAATCTCATCCAGGCAGTACTATTATAAACATCACCGTTGCAATAGTCTTTATAATAATAGATTTGGTTATTTGTAGTTAAGTAATTGCTTTTATAGTGTTTTAGTGTTTTTTCAATTTCTTCTCCATCCTTAGTATATGGATTAATAAGAAAATCCGGGTAATTTATATATTTGATAGAGACAGAGTATATATCAAAAAGTAGACCAGTGATATAGATATAATAAGCTGGTCTAGGTCTTCTATAAACTGTCATACCTTGGAAGAAATATACTAGTCTATTATCAGGATCGTCTAGGTAGTTATAAATAAAATCACCATTATTTTCTGCTATTTCTATAGTTTCAATATCAGTTTCTTGAATTAAACTACCTTCGCCTTTTTTATAGTACTCATTATTATATTTCCAAAGTATCCAATCTTCTAGGTCCTTATTCCACTTAGGTTTTTCTTCTACTTCACTGACTATAAAATTGCTTGGATTATTTTGGATAAGAACTTGAAAATCCCAACCCTTAGCATAGTCAAGGAATTTTTGTTGATATTTTAGGTCTGATAATTTGTTTGTATATAGTTTTTTATTCGGAACTAAGAAATAATCCGGACTTATATTATCTTCCGAGAACATCACACTCATAGCCTTCCAATACATTTCAGGGTTATATTTTTCTTTTCTAGCCCCATGTAGAATCCAATCTCCCTCACGTAATCCTGTAGTTATGTCATCGAATCTTATATGAACCAATTTAGAGTCTCTAGATACGATGTAATCTAATCTTTCTTCTCCAGGTTCAGGATGAAGTTTACCCTCAAATATTTCAGAATAATCAAATCTAGAAACAGTAATTTGATATACTTCTCCTGGGGTTACTGTAAAAACACTAAATTTTATATCATCTGTATTATAATCCTCGTCACTTTTTCCTATTGTTTTGCTCCATACTTCAAATCCCCAGTCATTTTCAGGAAGTTGAGAACATAGAAGGTTTTGTGTATCTCTTTGTTCTGGTTTTATATCAAAGCCTGGGAATTCAAAGTAATAGTCGATGGGAATAGGAATTTGAGAGAAAAACTTATTATTCTCTCGTGCATATCCGATTCTAGCAAAAAACTCCAATAAATCTTCCCATTCTGTTATTCTTTTTCGAAGCTCAATTCTTTGATCATTTGTTTGTGGAATATATCTTAAGGGAACTTTATCTTCTACTCTCTCTCCTTCATCTGTATCATTAAAAGCTAGGTAATAGTTATCTTTTGTTATAGGATCTGGAATAACGAGATAATAATAATCCGGGAGTATGTTTTGTTCTGCATTCTCATAGGAAACCGAAAAACAATATGTACTCTCCAAATTATCCAGTTTTATAGGTTCTTCTGGATTTATGGGAGGTAATGTAGAATAATCTCCACTAAAAACACCTAATCTTTGTTCATGGTATTCTGGATTACATTCAACTATATTTCCCGTATATTCTGGTTTAGGTATGAGTAGGGTATCTCTATTTTCTTGAGACATTGTAGTTTCTTCTGTATTTTGTGGAAGATTTTTTTCAGATACCCAAGAATCAAAGACCCATATATACCAACATCCAGTTTCATCTCTAGAGGTTATCCATTGTCCGTCTATATTTACAATCCAACAATTCTCCGGTGTAAGAAAGTACTTAGTTCCTGGGTCGTAAACTTCAGGATAAGTTTTTACCTCTTCTTCACCTTCCGAAAGAGAATCCCAATCTATCCTAAGACCTCCGACCCAATATTTAGTACTAGGATCGCCGGAGGAAGGTAAAGATTCGGGTGTAACATAAGTTTCATTGGAGGGATTATATTCTGAAAGATCTATGAACTGATCATCCTTTATACTTTCATTAGAGACAGGTTTATATAGGTAGAGTGATACTTTTTTTTCTAGGAGTTCTGAAAAGTAGTTATAATCTGTGAAGTTTTTTCCGAACCATATATCAAGTTCGTCCTGATTTCGTATTATAACAGGCTTTTCATAACTTAATCCAGAATTAGTGACTTCAGATAAGATAATATAATCATTGATGTCTTGTAGGTATTGTATACGTATTGAATTAAGATTTATGTACATAGTTTATCCTCCTAAAGTATCCCAATGAATATTTCCATCTCCATAAATGACACCCTCTGCTTTTCTTTGTTTATATTCTGCCCACATTTCAGCTACCCTCGAATTTACATTTCCATCATCGACATTACTATCTCGTTTTTTTAGTTCTGGTATCTGTTTTAGCTCAGTTTTTGGTATCAGATCATATATTTTATTGACGCCTTCCAGATCATCTTTCGAAAATCTAGAGATTATAGGAAGTTTTTCTTTCGAGAATACTGGTTTTTCATCCAATTCTCCAACTATAGAAAAGCTAACATTAAGATCTGTACCCCCCGAATCTACTTCTCCCATATAATCCTCAGAGAAATCTTTAAGAACACAAAGGAGATAGAAAGCACGGGCAGTAAAGAATTGTGGTGTCATTATATAAACACTAATAAGGAATGTTATGTTTTTATAAAATGCAGCACATGTAGTTTCTTTATCTACTGCTGTCGGAATCGGATCTGCTTCAAAGTAGTAATCTGCCTGATGTGCTTCTGAGTTATAGACAGAAACATCAGCACATTTTTGGAAGTAATGTTTCCAAGATTTCCATTGATCATCCACTATAGTCATTCTGAACTCGTTTGTATATTCAGAGGTTATGGGGTAATTAATTTCTCCGTCGAATAATCCTAAACTTTTCGTAGTTAATTTTGATTTCTGTAATTCAAAACCCGACAAAGGAATCCACTTATTATATTCTGTCTTAGCTCCATGTTCTACCTGATTTATAGTATTTATTTCTCTTGGGCTTGGAAGAAAAGAATATCCACCATTTACAGCTTCATATACAAGACTTCCATCATTCACCCAAGGCTCCATAAGTACTTCCCAATACATATTTGAGTCTAAAGTTCTTGAGATTCCTTTATTTACTTTTCCGGCGGTTGTTATGTAAGGACTTTTTTCTAGTATTTCTAGTAACTTATCTGCCGAACTAACATCAATAACTTTAGTATCACATAGGTCTTGTAGGGTTAGATTTAGTCCAGTGGGTTTTTGAGAGTAATAACCTCCCCAATACTTAAGAAAATCAGAATCTTTTTCATAGGAGTTGAATATCTTATTAACCTCTTCTCCATATTTTAATCCTCTATCATTCTCACTTTTTTCTGGTCTTCTTAAGGGACTTGGACTATTTTCTCCACTAAATATATCTTCTAATCCTTTTTTTACTACACCACGGATCATATTATTAGCTAGACTTCCTATACCACTCTTTTGATCCCAGCTTGTATATCCGATATTTCCTAAAGCTCCTGATAGTCCCCCTAGACGTGCTTTTGCTTTAATTGTCGTATTAATCGCCGTATCATCTCCAGGAAGTCTATCTTTATTTATTTTAAGAAGTTTTTCAGTCTGTTCTCTAGCTTGAACAAGTAATCCAAGGGTTTCATTTATTAGAGTAGCTCGTAAGGAACCATTAACCCAAGGACCTATAGTATCTTCCGCCGTTTTTCTTAAGAACCCACTAGCTCCATTTTGTAAAGCTGATCCGAGTGTCCAAGAATAGGCGGGAATTTTTAGATACTTTCCTCCCACCTGTGTACCATCCTCGTTTATTAAATTCCCTGTATCTTCTTTTTCTAATCCCATTACACTATCTGGTAAGGCTTCGGGTTTACCATTTTCATTATCAGATAATTGTTCTTTATTCTCCGAAAGTTCTAATTCATTTCCTGTCTGTTGAAGAGGAACTACAAAAGAACTTAATAATCTTTCTTCATATTCATCCGCTCTTTCAGGACTTATTCTAGATCCGGATAAATAAGCAGACATAAGGGAGGCTATTCTTTCTGACCATTCACTACCCTCATTTTCTCTAAGTAAACGGAGAGCTAATTCATATAACCCCTCGTCATCCAGCCTAGAATTAGCGTCCTGAATAATAGCTCGTAATTCATCGATTCTAGTTTGATGTAAGTCCTCTATTTCTTCGGGATTTATATTTTCTTTGTGATTCTCTAGGTTATCTAGTTCTTCGGGGGGTGTTGATGAAATTATAGTATCTCCTAATCCGTTCACCGAATTACTATCACTTAATTCCTCTTTATGGTTACTTAAAGTTTCGGGGTTTTGATTTTGATTCGAGCTTGGAGTTAGGACGGAATTATATAGGCTAGAAACATTATCTGTATCTCCTGTTATTGAATAAATACTATCCACAAGTTTAGGATCTTGAGGTTCGGATGTAAGGGAATCTATATAATCCGATAAAGTCTCCCCATCTTTCTCTCTGTTGGTTAATTTTTCTGTCTCTGTTTCTAGCTTTGGGTCGTCAGTGATAGCAGTTTTTAGCTTAACCGAATTTTTCTCTAGTTTTAAATCTTGTATCTCCCCGCTTAGTTTTTCAGACTTATTTTCTAGACGTAAATTTCTAGTATCTTCTAATTTATTCGTCTGTGTTTCTAGTCTGACATCTTTTGCGGGGTTTAGATTTACTTTCTCATTTACAAGCTCAACACTATCCCCTTTATCTAACTTTAATTTTGTGTTATCTAATTTAGGTTCGTTGATAGGTGAGGAAAGTTTAATCTGTTCTTCCGAGAGCTCACCTATCTCTGGAACTTGTGGTGTATCTTTTCCAGGGACTTCTAAACTATTCTTATCTAATTCTATATAGGGATCTTTTTTTATTTCCCTTAGATATTTAGATAGAGCAGCAATTTCTTCAGGTCGTGTGAGTTGATTATACCCTGGAATTTTATTACTTTTTCTAATATCTGTTTCCATTGCTTACTCTTCGATGGTTTCAATAATACTAGAGAGAGTGTATGCAAATAAGGTTTCAGCCGCCTCAGAATAAGCTTGTTTCATAGAGATTTTAAACCGATATGTTCTCTTGTCCCTCGTATACTGTAGTTCATCTCCCACCTGTAAAGAATCATCCGGAGTATAAGATTCTATAGTATCTCGGTTTCTATTCCATACATCTCTCATCTCATTCATATTTATTATAAGCGTTGTTGTAAATTGCTCATAATCATTCTCAAGAGTTGTATCAGAGGAATATGAGCCTCCAAATACATTCCTCCACTTATCATTCTTAGGACGAAGAACAACAAACTCAGTACCCATAAGTTTCATCTGTACTTTTATGTTCTTCATTCCTATAGAGTAGAATTTATTGGCCTTTTCTAAGTTTTTGGAGGCCATATTTTCTGCGTTACTCATTGTTCATCTATTATTACACAAAAATCATAGTTTTCTACTATGAACCTTACTATTTTTATGTATTGTGTGTCAGTTAGGTTTCCAGATAATGACAATATAAAAACATTTCTGTCAAGTGTAGATTTAGTTCTTATAAAAGATGCAGTAGATCTAATAAAATCTTCTAAATCATACTGGATATCTTCAAAATCCACAGGAATGTAGATCTTTGTATTTAAGGGAGTAGCAGTTATAGAAATACAATCACTAGGGATATAATTACACACATCATAATCTTCAATCCTAGAAGCATCAAGTTTCTCTGTTATTCTCCCTAAAAAATTATTAGAATAATTAATTTCTCTCACCACAATCATCCCTCGTATATATTAAATTTTATTTGAGTTGACATCAACTTCTTAATAAGAAGGTCAAACTCATTTAATGAATTGAAAGAGTAATTATATAATACTGACTTCCCTACTTCTGAACGCCTAATTTTAGTTTTCATCGGTGACCAAAATACTTTATCCACTTTTTTCATCTCATTACTATCTTTTTCTACAGTAATGATAAATAAACCTTGGGACATAGATATGTTATTTTTGGCTGTTTTATCAGATATAGTATAATTAAATCCCTCAATATAATGAAGTCTTTTTAATGTATCCTCCAAATAAGAGTTTCCATAATCTTTCTTCGGCAATAAAAATCCATCATTAGCCAAATCCTTTTTCGATAACTCTTTACAAGCTTCCGATATTAAGTTTATTAATACTGAAGAAGCAATTAAAGGAAAACTACGTGTATGGATTACTGACTTACTATGAATACCAGAATTCCCTAAGATTTTTAACGCTTCATACTTATTAATGGACTTAACACTAAAAGACTTCTGACTTTCCTCTAATCTTCCCTTAACAAGTGCATTATTATCAAGAAGATTTATTTTTGTTTGCAGGGTCTCGGAAAGTTCTATCATAAAGTTCGAAATAACCTGATAATTTGTAAAAGTGATAGATACAGCCCAACACTTATTATCTGGATTTATGGCAACAGAAGTATATCCCATTCCATAATACTTTTTACAATAATAATCAAGGTGCTTATTCAGTTTATCCATCTCCTCTTCATTTAATCGATTAGTATACATCGTGACTTTATTATCCTGAACTGCAAAACAAACTTTATAGGCACATACATTTCTATCATTAAAAGCAAACCTCTCTTCCATGGTGGCTCTCTTTTCAAGCTTATCCCCCAAAGGAATACTGGCAGCTTTATAAATACCATACTCTCTTCTTATGCCCTTATCTATTTCCTGATATTTAACTTTGGACATAGGTTTGTGAAGATAGTTGATAAGAATTTTTAATGCCACACCAGTAAGAGCACCATATTTAGCACCCGATGCAGCTCCTTGTCCGATAGTGGATTTTTTATCTATTTTCCCGACTATAGCTCCGATAATAGCTCCACCTATTGTAGACTTTCCTACTACTTCAAGTGTTGATGGTAGGTTTTCTTCATCTTTGGTTCCTGTAAAATGCCCTTCCTGTATTGTAAATTCTTTTTGTCTAAATTTTATCATAATAGTTGTTCTTATATTAAATAGTTGCCCTCTTTAATTGATAGGAAGGGTTATAATTCGGATTGATAGGGGTAAGAAGTGATTTTGCACTTCCCCTTACTTTATTAACACCTCCTTTAATACTCCAACCATTTCCTATAACTGCACGTTTTGCTGCATTTGCTTTTCTAGCAGTAGCAACTCTTCTAGTAACCTCTCTTGTTTCACCATTGGGAAGTGTTATTGTGATCACTTTATGTCCTCTTGCTTTTCTAGCAGCCTCTCCGATAGCACCAAACAGTCCACCTCCCCCAACAGGGCAAGATTGATATGCTGCATCTATGGCGGGACCAAAAATACTATGAGCAACTACTCTACATGTGGGAGATACTATGGCTTGTCCAGTAACTATTTCTGGATGATTTATTGTAGTTTTAGCGAGATCTCCAATAACACCTCCTGTATTCTCATAAAAACTTTTGGCACCAGAAGCAACATTCTTTGCTGTATCCTTTACAGTTTGTGGTGTATTAATCACTGTCTCGATTGCACCTTTTCCTACATTCTTTAGATCTTGCCCTACAGTAGTTTGAAGTTTCTTCTGAAGTTTACTCTCTAGGCTCCTTCTTTTGATATCTTTAAGTCTGTTCACAGCCTCCTCAGAAAGTAGTTCGTGTTCTAATCGATCTTTAGCAGCACGATTTATTCGTCTATCTAACCTAGTTCCCCGTGCACCAACTATAGCACCCGTACTTCTTCGTAAAGAATAAATAGCAAACATCCTCTGACTAACCCCGCTAAAGGCCTTATTAAGTTCAATCACTGGTTTAGGTTTTGTGTAGGGATTTCCGGGATCAGTTATTCTCCTTATTATTATTTCCTTTAGTTTTAGTTCTTTTTTTGGTCTAAATTTTATTGGCATAGTTAATTTATTTTTAAATCAATAATTCACCATACCAAGAAGATTGTAATTGGTATTGGTCACATCTAGCTCTCAATTCCATGTATGCCGAATCCAAAGATGACATCACATCCAATGGAGAATTAGGTATTTGAACTGAGGCCTTTAATTGTCGTAAGTAATCCAGGACATGCAAAACACAGAGGTCCATAAAATAGTTTCCCCTAGCCCCTTCTTCTACATTCATCCAATACACAGCTGCTTTTTTACTAACTGGATTGAATGTTTTGTCGGGGAGGAAATCTGGTATTATAGGGCGACTACATAATCCCCTCATATAGAAATCTGTGCCCATAAGATCTCCAGTGAATAAGTAAGGTCTTTGATAATCGGTAGCAGGAAAATAAGCGCCCGGAGAAGGATAAGAAAGATTACCACCCACACGTAAATAGGGTAAGGAATTAGGAACAAGGATAATGCTCTCTTCTGGAATTATACAATCTAAGAACAGGGTAAAGTTTGACTTTATTTCTTTCCATCCCTCTCTACCGTAACAAGTTCCGAGCTGTCCTTCATTCAATCTCATTTCTAAGACTAGTGGATTCGATATTTCAAATTCTCTAAGGGCTTTTTTTATTAATTCTAAGAGTATCTCATCCGCCGACAAATAATCATTAAGACCTAGAAGTTCATCTAGGGAGTCCAATGAAATAAGAGCACATCGGATAAATATTTTTCGTTTTAGGTCAGTAAGTGTTGTCTTATCCATAATTATTTTCAATTTAAAAAGGGAGAGCAAATGTTATTATTCACCCTCCCCTATAGATAATTTAACCTTCAAAAGCCATATTAAGTTCCAACGCCTCATTATATACTTCAATATATTTAAGAGCGCGTTGATATCTGACTTCTACTTTAACTCTAATTTTATTTTGTCTAGCTAGATTTTCATCATAGTTACAGGTAATTAAATACCCATCAATATTATATTCCATGGGCATTATAGTATTTTCCATGAAATATTCAATAGTCTTCTTAACATTTTTACATAAGGTCTCAGAAATTCTCTTACCAATATACTGTTTTAGAATTATTGGCATGGCTTTAGAAATACGAATCATAAGACGTGAATTACCATCATCATTCATTATCGTATTCTCTGACTGTTTGGTATAATTGTCATTCATATTCCAGCTCTGAGTAGCCACGTTCCAGATCACAGTATTAATTTTCTTAGATAATAAAAGCTGACGTGTTCTCTTATTGAATTCTGTAGCCGGACGTTGATATTGAACAACACCATTCTCTTGACCTAGGAGTGGTGCAAATTCTTTATTATTTCTACGATTCTTTGCTACAGCTTCCCAATAAAGAACAGCCGGAGAAGCATAGAATTTCCAACCTAATGTTCCAGTATCAATATCCCAAGGAGAACTCATATACAATTTATATGAATCAGTCGAGATTTTAGATGCTGAATTTCCAATAGTCATATAGTTAGTACTATTTACTGTTGAAATAGGATAAAAGTAGTTATCATTTATTGCTATATTGGCCATGTAATTTTGGAAGGATAATTCAGTATTTCCCAAATCACATAAGCCTTCTGTAGTATAAACCTCATCCAATACTATTTGATCAAGTGCCCGTTTAAGATCCGAATCTGATATCTTAAGTAAGCTATATTCTTCTGGATTTATAGAGAGGTCTACAAAAATCTGAGATTTAGTTCCCGCTACTTGATTTCCCTCATATTCATAATAATTTAAATCAAGATCTTCCATATTTTCAGGAAGGTTAATTTGTATCATAGATAAAAGATCATTAAGTTCGGAAGATTCCATATCTCCTCTACCTGAAATGTTACCGATGTTGAAGAAAGATACCTCTGTGTTTAAACTAGGATCCCAAATAGCAATCTCATAAAAATCTTGGTATTTAACAGATTCACTAATAACACCATCTCTCGTAAATGTATTTAAAGTATTAGTTAGGACTGTATATGGGGATAAACCAGTTGAATCAAGACTAGATTTCTCAGACTCACTTAGAGATTTAAGAATAACTGCATTGTGATTAAATCTTCTAATTCTAACCTTAAGTTCTGTGGAGGAATTAAACACATTAATTGCATAATAAGAGGTAGGTACAAAACCAGACCATGAAGCATCATTAAGATCTATAACTTGGTCCCCCGATTCAGTTTCTGTAACTAGATAAAACATACCATTATTAATTCTTGTTAAGAGGTAGTATTTATCAATTCCACTGTCGTTGTATTTTGCTACTCTTCCTACGTCATTTTCATTTACCTCAATAGTTTTTATTTCAATCCAACTAGACTTTGGTTCAGCATTAGCTCTTTGATCTGGAGTTAAATCTGAGTATGCAGTGTATTTCCAAACAAGTTTAGATGTTCTGGGATCCAACGTATCAATTATATCTTTACCCACATAAACTTCTTTAAAGTAAATGCATCTGATATTCTCATTATTCCTTGATTCCTCATCATTCATGTCGACTTCAATAGAGTCTGTTGTTTGTCCATCAGCCCTAAATTCAAAATCGGTACATAGAAATTTAGAAGTATCATTAAGACTATCTAGTAAATCCGGGAGATTTTTGCAAAAATAATCATATTGAGTTCCATCATCTGTTACTCTATTGCCAAAAATACCTATACCATTTATATTAATACTCCAACCATCACTATCCCAGTTTGCTTCATCACCAAACCGATCGTCCTGAGCAATTTTAAATGGTTGAATTTTTTTCAATAGTTCACCATCCCGAATTATATATGTGTTATTTGTGTTTCCATCAAATGGTTTAACAAAATATGTATTATTAGCCTTACTTGCTCTAACACATAACATTGAATTAGAGCCAGCTAATCTATAAGCATTAGCCCACATTGTAGAAGCTAAGGTCTCATCATCTCCAGTATAGAGTTGATTTAAACCCTCTACATATGATTGGGTTAACTCCTGAGATGCATAAGTATCTAGAAACTCCGACTGACTTGTAATGAGAGTAGGAGTAGAAGGACCTGCATCCGATATAAAAGCGACACCAATAATCAAACTTTCACCTGCAGTTCTATTAATTGTCGCAGTTCTTATTCTCTCTTTAACTTTTACATAAGGTTCGAGAGTTTCTGTCCATTGTGCCATATATTATTTTTTTTAATATTAACCTACTTCAACTATATAAACCGGAAAACCAGAATGAATAAATTTCTCGGCAATTCCACAAATAAGTCCAGCATCCACATGAGAATCTGAAATCGTCGATACAATAATATCATTATATCTATCAGACTCTCTTGTAACAACATTAGAACTATTCGGGATGTTTTTTACAACATTAGTAGCTAGTTGTATAAGCTTTGGATCCTTGACAGTATTTATTAATAATCTAAGTTCGTCACTATACTTAGATATTACTATACATACTTTAGTCTTCATTTTATTGGCTTTATTTGGATCTAATACATAATCAATACCCTCTTTATAGCCTTTGTGGTTAAGATCCAAAAGAACTTTTTCCAGAAGTCTCTTATCTACAGTAGTTGATCTATTTACTCTCTTACTAATTTCTTTTGCAGTTCCAACCAAAGCTCCTAACGCAGCACCAACAATTAAACCAATAGCAACTCCCTTGGTTTGCGACATGTCAGGTTCTTTATAGGTCTCTACCCATTCCTTATTATCCTTCTTAACTACTCTCGTTGCATCATGTTTTTTTCCGAACCTAGGAATAAAACTACCAAGAGAACCCCCTATACCAGCCCCAGTTATAGTAGAAGAAAGAATGCTAAAATCTTTTTGTCTAAATTTTATCATTATTTTGTTGTTTTTTAGGTACTATATTATTTTTTATGTCTTCTATTGGTTTTACTGAAGATCTATCTTGTACGTAAGGTTTCTGGGATTTTTTTATTAAACGTCTCTTTTTTTTTAAAAGTTCCTTTGTTTCAGAATTAGTGGAGTTAATTGCATCAGTTAGTTTGTTTGTAGCCTCTATTTGCTCTTTTTGGAATTTTTTTTCATTATTTCCTCGATGTAAATTAGTTGCTAAGTTTACAGCACTTATACCGGTACCAACAACTCCAATTTCTGCTTTATGATTATCCCAAATGTCTTTTCCCTTATCGATAGTTTTTTTTACACCAGTTCTAAATTTACTGAAGGTTTTCAATCTAAATTTTATCATTTTAAACCCTTCTTTTAATAACTATAACCCTCTCTTTGGGTCATATTTTGTTTCCAATCTGCTCTTTCTCTACGTAATGCCTGTCGTTGTGCATAACCAAGTCGCTTATTGTAGAAATTAACATCTTGCTTTTTTTCTCTATATTTCTTGAGTCCTTTACTTAACCCAATAGCAGTTCCAATAGCTGCTCCAGCAATTCCAGTATGTTTAATCCCTCTAAGCACAGATCTCGTGAGGGCTGGATTAGCAACCCCTGATCTAACCGTATTTGTTATGGCACTTCTATTTCCAATCCCCTTTAATATTCCTCCAGTAACGGCTCCGGCTCCAGCACCTATAACAGCACCTTGAGCAGCAGAAGTTAATGGACCACCAATTCCAGGACCACGCTTCTTTTCCTCAGCTAATATATCAGAGTCTTTAGCTCTCTTTAAGTTATCAGTATCATCCCATCGTGTAAATTCTTTTTGGGCATACTCATAACCATCATAAAAAGCCTGATTTATTAGCTCTTCGTATGTTTTATTATTCATATTTTTCTATTTTTTATTGTTGTACTGGTTGATTTTGGGACTTTTCGTAGGCAAATGCTTTCTTATCTACAGCCTCGAGGGGTTTTCTTACAGCTTTGTCTCCCCACTCAAATGGTTTCCATTTAGCAGCAGCCAAACCAACTCCAGCCAAGATTCCGACAGGACCTGTTTTTCGTACAACCTTAGCAGCCTTATTCATCCAAACCCCTCGTCCTGGTTTTGTCATTTGATCGGCTAATTTCCCCCTACTTGTTTTTCCCATATAAAATCCCCAGTTTTCATACCAGGGAGTTTTTTCAGCAGGGGTTGCATACTGTCTTTCCTCAGATTGTGATTGTTTTATCTGATCCTTAAGTTGTTGTCTTTGGGATAGATAACCAACAGCAGGGAAAGCAGCACCGAATCCAACAGCCGCAAGAGCTTTTCCAGGAGATCCGGCAGCATCCTTAAATGCTTCCTTACCCATAGTCTTAGCTTTACCCCAGGCGGAATTCATAGTAGCTTTATTCAGTTTTCCTTTTCTAGCTAACATAAGAGTTCCTGCGGTAGCTCCTAATGTTCCAGCACCTATCAAAACTCCATTCTTTATTTTCTTTCCTAAACTTTTCTTCTCTTTTTCTGGGGTATCTACGGGAGCTCCAAGTTTCTTACGATCAGCCTGTATTATTTTATCTGTCAAATACCCAGATCCGGCCATAATAGCACCAGAAGCCATCATGTTAGCCATCTTTTGACCTGATCCCCTTTCTTTACCTATTTCTATGAGATCACGACCAAAATCTCTGGCATTATTAACTGTTTTAGATTGCTTTAACCGATTGACTACATTATCCATAGTCTTACTGTTTGCAACCTTTCTAATACCCTTTGCTACAGGAGAGAAGATAGAATAAGTTTTCGTTTTTCTTTTTAGAGTTATTGAATAGGTGGTTTGTTGCATTACGGCGGGAGATTGTACTAGTGAACCATTTTTAGCCGCAGTTTTAGCAGCTTCTTCATAAGCTTTCGTCTGTTTTGCCATAAGATTTGTTTGTCTTTTTAGCTCTCTTTCTTGGGCTTCATTAGCTTCTCTTTGATCTTTATTTGCCTTTACAGATAGGGGGACTCCAGCTACCATAGCTGCATTTCCTAATCCCGCTATAATTGCAGGAAGAGCATATATCTTCTCTCTAAACTGTATCATAATTAAACACTCCTATCTTGTAAGCTTTGGCCTGCGTCTTTGAGTCCCTTTCCTATTCCTCCAGTGATATTCTTACCGGCAACATATCCAGCAATACCACCAACTAGTCCAGCTCCAAGTCCGCCACCTAGTCCATATTTAATAGCACTTCCGAGAACTTTTGCTCCGGCTAATCCTCCTACAAAACGTCCTGCATTAGAGTCGAGAACACTACCTGCCCCCTTCATGACTCCTCCAGCTGTATTTCCTAGAACATTACCAGCAGCTTCGAGAGCACCAAATGTTTTTCTTTTTAATCTGTATCTTGCCATTTTCCTAATCTCCCATTATTTAATTCTGTATTTAGTTTTCTCATTTCTCTATTTAATTCAATTTCAGCTCCAACTATTTGTCTTTTGGTATCTAATCGTTCAAGTCTATTAAAATCTTGATCATATTTTCTACCACGTTTAAATCCAGGAACTCCAAAAGTATTAAGAGTCTTTGAAAACTTACGTAATATAATCATAATTCTAAGAGATATATTTGATATTTTAGACCAAATGGTAGAATATTTATAGCTTTAATGGCATCCTGTATACTACTAAATTCAAGAACTAAAGAACGACTTGTTTTATCATATTTTAAAGCTTCCCCTAGTAATTCTCTTACAGGAATGGATAGATCAAATGGAAGATCACTACTGAAAGATGCTCCTCCACCATTATCTCCACCACCTCCATTTCCGTTTCTGTTTCTGTTTCTGTTGTTATTAAATAATTTGTACTTAAGAACCTCTTCTTCAGAAAATAGCTTGTTTTTGAGGCTTATCTTGATATTTAATAGTCGCTTATCGTATACATGTTCCGGAAGCCTAATTTCATCAGGCATCTTAGCTTTAGCTCCCACCTTAATATACATTCTATATCTATCTCTATGTCCAAATGCTGTAGAAATAACAAATCTTTCTATTACAACACTATTACCTTTTAGCGTAGGTAATAACTGTGATGAGTTTATGAGCTTAAATTTATTCCGATCAGAATATTTCATAAGCTCGACATAAAGACTTCTCATAGCATCGTACTCAGAGAATAGTTTTTGTCTGAATTCTATCATATTATCTTACTATTGAGAGATTATATTTCACTCCTAGGATCTCTATAATATCTAAAACTATGCCCTTCTCTGGTCTTTCTGCAGTTATGACTCTTGTTTTAGTATCTACATCTGTAATCCTCATTTGGAATATATCTCGAACTAATTTTTGTGTATATTTATATAACTCCTTGTCTTGGAGTTTAATTTCATATTGACCTTCTTCATTCTTTATAAACGAACGAAGAACCATGGCTTTTGAATTAACCCTTGAAACTTGATCCGCCTGGTCTTCAGAAATAGTATTAAATCGGACTCCTTGTTTTTTTAGGTATTCAATTGCTTCTGGCATAAGATCTTGAATAATTGATTTTTTTCTAAATGAAACCATAATATGCGGATTCTTAGTTTATTAATATTTTATCCAATTCACTATCAGAACTAAACAATTCTGCCTGTATTTCCTCTAAAAACTGATATCTTCCATCTAGAACTTCATAAAAATAAAGTTCACACCTAAATTGACATTGATATGAGAAATTAGAGTTGTCATCCTGTTGATATATATGGTTAAAGTCCTCTGTTATTTGCCCCCACTTTACTGCAGCTGTCCACCTTTCTCCATACTTATCTGTAGTCTTAAACTCACAGAAATTAGTTAGGATATCTAAGTTATTATATTTATTTTTAAAATCAAAAAACATAACCATATCTGGGGTTCGCAAAGTAAATTCTATGGGAACTCTATGGGACATTAAATAATCAGTCTCATCAGTACGCTTAGGATGACTATATTTAGAGGGAGTCTGATTGAACATGTAAACTATATAAGAAGTTTTTTTCAATGTCTCTTCCTTATTCCACCGGACAAGCTCAATTCCATAGTCATTTAATATTCTCCTAAGTTCTAGTATAAATTGATTTTGGTAGTCTATAGCTCGTATAATATAATCATCATATCTTCTTCGTAATACATAAACAGTATCAGAATCAGACTCGAGCTCTATACTCTTACTACCTAGAGATATCTTTGGGAAATTCTTAACTGTCCAGCATTTAGGTCTAGGTCCGACAGGCTTAAGATATAAAAGATTCCCAGAGTAAAAAAGAAAGTTAATAAATTCTTGATTATTAACATCCTCTTGTGAGACTACTATTGTTGTGTGATTATAATCTTGAACTACTCTAGACTCACAATCCCCTACTATTATCAAATTTATTATGTGGGGAGAAGAGGTAAGTTTTCGTAGTTTTAATCCATTAAGAGATACATAAACATCTGAAAACCTGATTGCTTTATTTGTTGGTTCTAGTACTTGTGAAGATCCTACTTTATCTATTCCAAGGAACCCAGCAACCGAGTCAGATGTACTTCCAGGAGTATAAGTCAAGGTAATAGTAGAGGTGTTTTTATCTTCAACCAGAGAAATAGTATTTCCTTCTATTACCTTATAATACCTACACCCAGAATTAATTTTTATTCCTTGGTAGATAAGTTCATTCATTAGTCTCCGTATATTCCGTCGTTTTTAAATACATTATCTGGATCTAAAACAGATTTGGGTTCTGGTTTTTGACTAGGATTAGGACCACTTGTCTTTGGTTTTTTTCCACCCAGATTATATCTATTTAAGAATGCTTCTTTAGCTTTGTTTCCACGATTGGTGGCTTTCTGGTTAATTTCTTTTTGGAGACTATCAGATATGGTTTTCTTATTTCCCGCAAGTCTATTGGATGTAATATTTTCAACTGCCTTCCCGTATTTGTCTGCGGCACTATTAACCATACCCTGACTTCCTAATTTTTTACCAGCAGAAGCCCACAATTTATTTGCGTTCATTGCAGTTTGTCCACCGAACAAACCACGTCTAGCTCCAGCGAATGCAAGGGCCGTTGTTGCAGCAGTTGCTCCTACACCGAGAGCTATTTTTCCACCAGTACTCATCCTGGATTTTTTACCATCTTCTTCAGAATAGGTTTTTCTTTTTAATGTATAAGTAGTAGCCATGTCATTCTTTTTTACTTGAGAAAACATTTTACTTCCATCACTTTGTTCCGAAGCTTTACTTACAACACCTTTAGCAGCAAGCCCAGTACCGACAGCAAGAGTTCCAGCAAGAGCAAGAGGTTTTCCAATTCCCTTAGCTATATTTCCAGCTACACTACCAACGGCTCGATTAGTTGCAGGATTTATATTAACTGTTTTTTTTGTGGCTAGATTAACGGCCTGGTTTACATTACCAGTAGCCATATGCCCTAAGTTACTCCAATTATTAACTCCAAGCATTCTTCCAAATGTAGAACCAGCAAATCCACCCCCTGCAAACAGTTTTCTCTTTAAAGTGAAAGTTGTTTTACTCATAATTTTTGTATAATTAATAATAAAAACCTCCTATCACAGGTTTAATTGCAATAGGAGGTTTATTGTTATGATTAGAGAGATTAATATCCAACAGTAAATTCAACTCTCTGGACAAGTTCAGGAGCAAGATACTTAGTACCTTCCTGATAGTAAATACCAGAAGCCATTTGAGTCGGATTGTTATAGTTACCGATGGTAGGAGTATCGGTTAGAGGCATATAAATACCACGAGCAAGAGGAGCCATCTGACCATCAGCGGTCTTGTGGATAGCATAGAAGACAGCCTTATCGTTTCCAGCCTCTGCGATATCATCACTACGGAGAACAGGAATGCCATCATACCAACCCATCAAATCAGAGATGTAAGTCATCTTTTCATTTCTCTTGAATTTACCAATAATTCCACCTTTCTGGAATTGCGAGGCAGCTCTAGTACCGGCAACATAAGCAGTGGTGGTAACACCCTTGACAGCTTTCTTAGCAAGAGCGGTTTCAACATTAATCAAGTAAGCGTCAAATAGATCAACTCTCGAACGATAGTCAGTGAAGGTAAGGCTCTGACCATTTAGCTGAGGATTGAAACCAATACCATTCTTAGATAGATCGAGATCAGTCATAGAATTACCATTATAACCCTCCTCAAGAGTAGAAACAAGCTTATAGTTAATCATCTTAGTATAAAGTTCGCGGAGCTTGGTGAACAAGAATGAAGCCATATCTGAACCGGTGGCTTTCTTCATAGCACCAAGAGCGGCAATGTTATACTCAGCTACCAACATATCAGGAACAGTTGATAGACCAAGCTGTTGCATCTTAGCAATAAAACGCTTGTCATTAGCATGAGTACTAGTTGATCCTGTAGTATTGCAGGGAGTACCAGTCACATCTTCTTTACCAACTAGAGTAATAGCGGTAACACCAGTAACACTAGTAAGTTCAAACTGAACTCTACCATTAAGATAATTAATTGAACCTGAAGTGAGAACACCAGGTTTAGCCATGAAATTTCCCTGACCATCGTCAACTAGTTCATAGCTACCAGTAGTTGATGAACTTGAAGTAACTTTAACGCGGACAGTACCGGGAATAATTTTACGACCAGTCATAGAAGTCTGATTTGCAGTGGTTGCATCAAGTTCCATTTTGAAGCCACCCATGCTATTAATATCCTGATACTGATCGGGACCTAGGTTAGGAATAACATTTCTCATGTCAGAGACACCAAGAACATCAAACCAATAAAAGAGACCATTGGGCTGATCAAAATCACGTTCAATGGACATAAAGCCAGCAAATGAGCTAACATAAGAAGCCACAGAAGCATTAAAATATTGGGTGCTCAGAAGCGGAGTCTCAGCATAACCAGAGAATGTCTTCTGCAAAAGATTGCTCTTTGAACCATTATCAAAAATGTCCATCATTTCATCATATCTCGAGAACATTTTAGCATATTCACCAGCACGAATTCTAGCATCATCAACAGATACTGAACTATTTTTCAGAGCGGTCATCATTTCATCACTCTGCATGTAATCTAAGTAAGTCATATATTCCTTCTTTTTTATTTGTTTAATTATTAATAGATTGATCTAACCAAGAGACCAATGTATCATTTTTCATTTCTTCGAATTCAGTAGCACTGAACTGAGCCTCCTGAAGTTCTGCTTGTTCACCTTCAGCTGGAGCATTCTTAGCTTCCATAATAGCATTGACAGACTCATTTGTAGCATTATTAATAGCTTGGACAGCAGCTAAAGCAGCGTCTTCAATTGATTCAACGCTTGGAGCTGGATTTTCCTCCTGTAAAGGAACAAGATTACCATTCTCATCATAGACAGCCTGAACAACTTCTGGCTCTGGAGCAGCGGCATTATTAATATCGGCGAAGAACTTGTCTAGGGGATCAGCAGAGAATTTCTTCTCTTCATCTTCAACCTCGACATCATCTAACATATCCTTAGCCTCATCATCTTCTATTGGAGCTAGATCAATATTGTCATCAGTCATTGTAGCCTTAGTATATTCACCACTCTCTTTGTCTTCGATAATAGCAGTACTGTCATCAACCGGAGTAATAATTTCATCCTCAGTTTCAACTTGCTTATTATCTTCGATAGCCTCCTCAATATCAGATTCATCAGCATCATCGGAGAATACTCTGCACATATAATCAGTCATTTCCTCATTCTCGCTGAAGAACTTAGTTTCCTCAGCATTTGAATAAGTTTTCTCTTCTGTTAGATCAGCAGCTTCTTCTTCGCTTATCGGTTTAAGGTCAATATCTTCGTCAGTCATTGTGGCTTTAGTATATTCACCATTTTCTTTATCTTCAATAACGGCAGTCTCATCATCAACTGGAGTAATAATCTCAGAATCAGTCTCAACTTGCTCATTATTTTCAATGGCTTTCTCAATATCAGCTTCATCGGCTTCCTCAGAAAACAAACGACACATATAATCAGTCATTTCCTCATTCTCGCTGAAGAACTTAGTTTCCTCAGTATTTGAATAAGTTTTTTCTCCGGTTAATTCATCAGCCTCTTCCTCACTGATAGGATTGCAGTTCATACTATCGCCATCAACAACAACCTTAGTTAATTCACCATTATCTTTATCCTCGACAATAGCAGTATTATCGTCGACGGGAGTTATAATTTCAGTGTCAGTCTCAACTTCTTCACCACCTTCGATAGCATCTTCAATGGCGGACTGAGATGCATCAATATCATTACAAGCCTCACTAAAGAGACGAGTCATAAAGGCAGTATTATCAATATTATATCTAGTCACAAAGACATCATGCTCAGAAAACTCAACCTGTTCGGGCTCTTCAATTTCTTCAGTGTCTTCAACTCCAACACTTTCAAGTAGAGAAATAGCATAATCTCTAGCTTCGGCTTCATCTTCAAAAACCTGAACACCATCAATACCAATCTCCTGAAGTCTAGCCACAAGTTCCTGGGCGCTCTCTTCATCATATTCTGAAGCATCAACGATTTGATGATTGAATGTATCTATTCCAACCACGTGAAGGGGCATGAATTCCTCTTCATTAGCAGTCTCTTCACCTTCCTCGCTAAAATTCTTTGAGTCTAGTTCCTGAACATCCATTTCATCGTCATCCATAGTTACCTTTGCTTGATCACCACTATTCTGATCAGTCACAACAACAGCATTATCCTCATCGGCTACTTTCTCTATCAAAAGATCACCAACTTTAGCTGTCTCCTCACTCTCAATGACTTCAGAAAATAGACGCTCGCAATAAGCCTGATCACTGAATATTCTCAGAACCACAGTATTATCGGTAGAAACACTGAATTCTTTCTCATCCTCATCACCTTCTGATCCGCACTCACAAGGATCTTGTCCACACTCTGGGCAAACACCATCCTCTGCGTTCTCTTCAACAGTAAGAGCAGGAGTTTCATCAGGATTATGATCTTCAACTTTCTCATCGGGAGCTCCAACTTGATCACCCGGAGTCACTCCATCATCTTCCATGTGCAGATAATTCTCCGGTTGGTCTGTAGGGATTTCGACACCCGCAGGATACAGATCATAATTACCATCTTCAGCTTTCTCAGCAATGGTCTGTTCACCGTTTTCATTATCGGTGATTTCAACCTTGCCTTCACCTAAGTCAACATAAGTCAACTCATCTGTGGTAACTGAACCTTTTCTTTTTGCTTCTTCAATGTCATTAGCAACCTGTGAAGTTAATTCCTCATCACCTTCAGCAGTAGCACTAAAGACTCTAGTCATAAATCTTGTATTTTCCATACTAATTATTCTTTCTATTTATTTTATTTCTATATTATTATCCTTTTCTCCGATTATACCAAGAGATTTTAATTTCTCTATAATATTCTCGGGAGCATCTGGATAACGCTCTTCTATAATACCTTCAAATTCTGGCTTTGACATCGTAGTACCTCCAAATTCGGCTCCTAGATCACCAAGAATACCAGAATCTTCCAGCCAACCTTCACGATCACCTTCCTTCTTTACTCCATGAACTTTTTTAAGAATGGCAATACATTTAGGGGTCATGCTTAGATTATCAATAAATCCACCAAAATTACCGTGACTCTGCATAACTTCGGGGACTAATTCATACTCTTTGGTTACTGAAACAACTAACTTTGAAAATAAACGGGATTCTAAGAAAGCTGTACTGGAAATTTTAATTCCGCCATCTTCAGTAGCTTTTGAAAATCCACGCTCTTCTAGATTAGCTCTTTCTGTTTCACTAAAGTTTTTCTCGTATAGATCCTTACTAATTTCTCTACCAGAAAATTCCTTTAGTTTTAATTCAAGAGGATCAGAAGTTGTAGAAAACTCCTTTTGAAAATCCTCTTCAAAAATTGAGCGTCTTTGTCTGGTTTGAACATCGGCTCCACAAACTCTACAATAACCCATGTCCAACTCTTCCTGACTCAATTCATGTCCACAGTCACTACATAGGACTCGAGAAACTTCAACTTTAGGTTCCTCGCTACTAAATAATTTGCGTCTTGGGGTAGTAGGAGGAACATCACTAAATAATTTACGTCTTTCTTTCTTCATATTACTTTTCCTCCTTTAATTCTTCCTCTTCTTCAGGGATATTACTCGAATTGGCTCCAAATACTTCTTCTATGCAGGATCCGACAAACTCATTCCAAGCTGCCTGTAACTTTGTATAATAATTTTTTTGAAGAAATCCTGTTTTCTTTGCTTGGATACCACTTAGTCTATAAATCATGTTCAATTTTTCCGCTGAAGTTCTTAGGTTTTTTGAAATACTTGAACAACCCAATAAAACATTAATTCTCTTATTGTTAACTATTACATCATTAGATATACGATTCAACAAGAACAATACATCAGATGTAAGCATGGACTTTAGTATATCTAAGTCCTCAGGTTTAATTTTTTCTACTCCTCCCATGCTTCTTACTACTTGTTTGTAGCTTATAATCATTCTTCTGAAGCACATTCTGGGAGACATTTTCTTTTCTCTAAGCTGATCTCTGATTCCAGCTTGTGTAAATTCTTTTTGTTCAGGTTGTTCTTTTTCTTCTGACTGTGGCTGTTCAGTAAATTCTTTTTCCACAGGCTCTTCGGCATCAACATCAGCTTTAATATCGCTATAAAATGAAAATTCCTTTATCTTAAGCTTAGTAAACTGACCATCAATCTTTGAAGATTTTGGTAGATCAGATATATCAACACCAGCTTCTGTGGGATTCGAAAAAGTTTTTACTTTTATATTAATTTCGTCTGTTGTAGTTGAGAAAGTTCTGTCTTTGAATTCAGCTTTCTCTTTATCATCATATATAATTTCAGTAATATGAGATTCAGGACCAAAACTCGGTGAAAGAGTCCAATCCAATCCCTTAATAAGTTTTATTTTCTTGGCTACATCAGCTCCGCCATTATTTCTATCTGAACCACTCCACCAAGCCACCACGACGAGACTATTTGCTAAGAATACACCGGATTTTAATAATCCCCGCAATCTCTTTATATTCTCAGCAGCTCTAGAATCAAAATCTTCGGGATCTAAAATGTGTACTTCTGCACTTAGGAAATTCCCTCGTTCAGTCTCTTCTATATAAAATTTCTTTACATAGTGGGTTGGAGTCGAAATTCCGTCGGCTACAAGAAGTAATTGATCTGAATCCCCAATCTTCTTTTTTATTATAGATGCATCACCTGCAGATTCAGGCATACCATCTACTCCCCTACTTTTGTGTGTTAAGCACCCGAGGGTTGATCTTGTGGCTATTGATCTTTTATAATCTTCACTCTCAAGATACTCTCTTACAGCAAGTTCGGGGATTATTGAATTATCTGCTGCACGCTGACCTAGAGGGCAACATCTAACTTTTACATCCATCCTATATTTTATTTTAAGGTTAATCTCGAGGACACTTTTAATCCTCTAACTCTTCTATTATGTACTATTATTATTTTCCAATACAAATAGAGATGCATAGTCAACTAAAGAATTTGGATTTATTCCCTCAAACAATACTTTATCTAAGAAATCATATACCTCATCTTTTTTGATGATAGTATATGGAACTTCAACTAGAAAAATATCATGTTCTTTACAATATTCCCTAACATCTCTATCTCTTGCAATTTGGTCTAATAATCTTTCTTTTGCATATTCTTTATCTCCGAAATTGAAAGTTGCCTTATAGTGCTGAATTCCATTATACTCTATCCATATTTCCTTGGATTCTAGAAGAATTCTAAAATCAGGTATGACATATTCTCTAACAGATGAAACACCATAAATATTCTCTCTTTCCAGGACAAAGATTCCTCTGTCCTTAAGGTAATTTTCTACTAACTCTTCACCTCTTGAAAGCACACACTTAGGACAACCTCGGCCAGATAAGTGAGAAGCTGCTTCTTGCCAGAATATATTTCTACAATGATTACACCTTATTTTTACTTTTTGGGAGTTTCTTTTTAAATCATAGTTCTCCTCAAAATCATAAAAATATCTATTATCTGGATGAGCTAGTTCAGCCTTTTGTTTGAATCCCTCGAAACCCATCCGACGTTTTTCACTTGTTCTTTCCCTTGCACACTTAGGACAACTGGCTACTCCCCTTAGTATAGAGTTTGGTGGGACATGAAATAGATGTCCACATACTTTACAGATGACAGGAACAGGAGTTACAGCGTTCTTATATTCTGTGACTTGGCTGAGATCTAGTTTATCTCCAACGATTTTTATACCTTCGGAAAGAAAATCTTCTAGTGTTCTTCTTATGCCATGTAGATTCTCTTCATTATTTCTGCGAATCATTACCCTTGTTCTCTCCTCACTAGCACATTTGGGACAGGGATTGTTATTTCTTCCTGCCCTATAATGTTCTGAAGCTACTTGTTCAAATTCGAGATCATGTTTAGGGCAGACTATAATTATCCTTTCCTGTGCTTTCGTATACACCGTCTTGCTATAATCAAACCTATCACCAAACTTTCTCAATCCTCTCCTAATAAACTCCTTCGTCTTATCATCCTTCTCACTATATTTTTCGTTTATTATTCGTTCTATTTCTTCCTCACTTAAATTTTCTTTATGCTTTTCACACTTACATTCTTCACAACAACAATTTTCTTCATGTGTAGCTTTTAATAATCTTTCTGTCAACAAACTCATAACTTTATTCTTTTTATATTTATTCTTAAACTCATTTTTAAAAAGGGAAGGGTGTTTTTTAAGTTGCGCAATATTATACACCCTCCCCCGAATTAATTATGAGTTTAATTAGATCCGCAGTGTAATCGAATACTACCTCCCAAAAAGGCTGCGGATTACAAAATAATATTAAAAGATATGAATTAATTGAATGAAGTTCCCTAAGATACCGAGGTTGTTAAATATATTAGTGATTGAGTGGGTGTAATATAACTGAAACTCTGTATTAATTTTTACCCACGACATCTTAGCTTTATCTATATATTATTTTGTGGTTGTGGTTTTTACTGTTGAACTTGGGGTGTAATCGAATACTACAACCTTTATTTTTGTTGCCCCAAGTTAGTTATTAGAAAGGAGATTTTTTTAATATTTTCCACTATTTGCTGCGTTTGTTATTTTAGTATTGAGGGCTTTGGCATTCTTTCCATTACCGAAGAGTGCGCTATTCATTGCTTTCGCCTCCTTACTTTGCTGTCCAAGAAGCTGACTCCTCCAACCTGATTTAGCAGTCATTAGTGTTTTAAAGTCGTTAGAACCAAGCTTACCTCCTTTAGGGGCCGTCTTTTGAATACCTTGAACTAATAAATTTGCATCCTTCATTACTTCTTTGCCTTCCCCCTTTAGTGAACTAATAAGACTAGTATTGCCACCTAAGTTAGTCACTCTTTTAGCCATTTCAGGACCCTGCATATATTGTCCAGCCTTTCTTAATTGGCGAGCAGTTTTTGCAGCTTTATTTCTAACAAACTGATTCCTTAGTGATCCTAGACTGGGAAAAGCAAATTCTCTCTGGGCATATTCGTATCCTTCACAAAATGCACGTTCCAAGAGTTCATCCAAGTCTTCATTTCCCGTACTATAAAGCTTCTCATCATAGTACTCATCATAATCACTGTACAATTTAGTTATTTTCATTATTTATCATTCAACATACAGGGAAAATTTAACTTACTACCCCCCCCCCTGTATGTTATTTTTTTTTATAAAGGGAGAGATAATATTGTTTTAGATCTAGGAATCCACATTGAAGGGTAGACCTAAAGTCATTCCTAGATATTAGTTTAATTATTGCTATTATTCTTTTTATTCTTTTTGTGTTTTTTAATAGCAGCCGTAGTACCAACAG